GACCGGGTATTCTAATATCGCGGTCTACTATAATACTATGTTCTCTTTGATGCAACACCATAAATACAGTATGTCTGATTTAAATGATATGTATCCTTACGAACGGGATCTATTTGTGGAACTACTGATGCAACATCTAAAACAAGTAGAAGAACAAAGAAAAAATGGCTAAGAAAAAAATACTCGCCGGTAAAATGGGCAATTCAAAATATTTTTTCGATGAGAATGGAAATATTGTTGATCAAACCGGAGCAGTTGCACCACGCGCTATTGCTGCAGCTATACTAGCAGGTATTGAATCTATTCCAGAAGTTGAAGTAGAAGACAAAGCTCCGGCTACACCTAAAGCTCCAGAAAAAGAAGAATCCCCATTAAGCAGAGTAACACAGAAAGTATCCTCTGGTAGAGGCCCAATCCGCCGAACTATGGATAATATAGCAGATGTTATAGGTCGCGGCACTATCGCTGCTTCTGTAGGATCTGTCCCGGACCTCCGTGGCGTTGCTGCTGCTACTCTTGATGCAGCAGGTGTTGGCGGATTAGTTACGATGGGAGGCCGGAGAGGATCATCGAGTCCCGGCGGAGGAAAAAATCCAGAAAAAGAATCTGCAGGCATCTTACTAAGTATATTGAATGTTCTAAGAGATAACAATGAACTGCTTCAAGATCTATTATACTCACTGACTGCCGCAGCAAAAGGGCGCATCGAAGCTGAAAGAGAAGCTAATAGAAAAGCGGGAGAAGCAGGTAAAGGTGTTAGAGACGAGGGAGAAGATCCAGAAAAACAATCGTTCCTGGGTAAATGGGGTACGATAATCGCAGCTGCATTAGGAAGTGTCTACGGGATCATTCAAGGTTGGTTGAAAACAATAAAATACTTCGCTGAAGCGCTATTACCCGAATCGCTCATCAAATCCATCAAAGGTAAATTTGCTGCTATCGGCACATTCTTTGATGATATATTCATAAAATTAAAAAACGTTTTCAGCGGAAGATTTGAAAAGATAGGAGCTGCATTTGAAGAAGTATTTTCAAAAATAACCAATCTATTTAAAAGTGTAGGTTCAGAATCTAGATTAGCTAAAATAATTACAGCTTTTGGCAGCGGGATAATTAAATTATCAGCACCATTTATCGAAGCATTTAATGTGCTTAAAAGTTTAATTTCGGGCCCAGCTAATTATATAGTAAATGTATTCAAATCATTTAGCGGGATATTTACTGGGGTATCAGACACCGCAGGAAAGATGCTGGGATTTTTAGATCAATTTTCTGGCGTATTTAAATTTGTGTCCAGTATCGTTAGCAAATTGGCATTGCCATTATTCATCGTCATGACTGTATGGGATACAGTCAAAGAGATGATAGCAGGTTACGAAAAAGAAGGAATCGTTGGCGCTATAGCCGGAGCTGTAACAGGATTTTTTAACAGTTTAATATTTGGCCCGCTTGACATGCTTAAAAGCGCTGTAGCATGGGTATTGGGTAAATTTGGATTTGAAAATGCTGAAAAAGAATTAAACTCATTTTCTTTTAGTGAAATGTTTACAAATCTTATCGGAACGGTCAAAGATTTTTTTATTGACATAGGAAAATGGGTTGGTGAAAAAATGGCTGGTGCATCAGTTAGCTTCAATGAATGGTGGGATAGCTGGTCTATATCAGGTGCGTTAATTGAAAAAGTCAAAGTTTTTTTCATTGACATAGGAAAATGGGTTGGTGAAAAAATGGCTGGTGCATCAGTTAGCTTCAATGAATGGTGGGCCAGCTGGAGCATAACAGGTGCGATAACAACAGCATTTGAAGACTTTAAACAAAAGATAATAAATTACTTTGGGCCTGAATTTGTTGCAAAAATAGGAGAGATTGCTAACTTTGATCTTGCCGGTTATATTAGCAAAAAGATAGGTGAAGTGTTTAAAACTATCACGGATTTCTTCGCCGCAATTCCTGGCATAATAAGCACCTTTGTGACTGATCAGATAAAGAAAATACCTGGCGGCGAAGCATTGCTTAACGCTCTTAAACCCGCAACTACTAATTTTGCCACAGGCGCTAGCGGTAGTTTTGGCGGGCCTGCTGCACAAAGAAATCTTGAAGAACGTACCGCGTCAGTAGTGCCTGATACACAAAAAATTGAACCTAGACCTGCTGGGACGTTTGTTGGTGAAAGGTATAAAAAAGAATGGGATGAAAAATATAAGGGAAAATATGATCCTATTACAGGAGAAAAATTAGTTCAAGTTACATCTGCAGGTGCTGCTAGCGCTAATTTTGGCAACAGTATGGCGGAGACATTATCAGCAACTGATCTCACACCTACAGCAAATCCGACTGCTCCTGCGTTCTTAAAGAGAGTAAATGATATTGCTATATCGGATTCAACTCCTGCTGCACCTATCATAATAGACAACTCTACGAAGAACAATGTGACAAATAGCAGGCCTTCTTCAATATCTCCTAGAGTGAGTTCGGGGGCGCCAAGTACCGCCCCCGTTATGTCTCATATAGATAGATCTTTGTATCCGTTTATCGGAGCATATCCGTAAGGATCACTCAGATGCAAGTTTCTTAAAGAAACTAAGATCTTCATCATCGTCATCCCATGGTGCGGCTGCTGTAGGGGCTTCCTTCATAGGTGCTGACTTCTGAGGAATCTGAAAAGCATCTTCCTCTTCATGATGTGCTGCAGCTGCCGGAGCAGATGCAGAAGCTCCCAATGCCTTCTCTAACTTTGCTTTGAGATCAGCATAGGACTTGAAGTGCTTGATATCAACGAGTTCCTGCAAAGAATGAATGTTAGTGATGTTCTTTGCAAGATCCGCATCATCTGCAAACAATGGACCTGGCTTATCAAACTCTGACTTGTCATAGTTACGATAACCTTCCACCTGACGAATCTTCAATTTGAAGTTTGCGCCATCCCAAAGATCAAAAGGATTAATCTTTACGTCATCTGCAAACTGTGGGTGCATTGCTTCGTTGAGCTTATCAAAGATCTTCTTGCCATACTTGTACAGGAATACTTTACCTTCGTTTTCTGGACGAGTAGGATCCTTTACTACGAATATATTCGAGTAATACGACAAACGACGTTTCTGTGCGCGCACGATGGTCTTATTGGCTTCAATACCAGAGTTCCACAACTTTGAGTTGTATTCAGAAACTGGATCTGCTTGTCCAATAGTTGTCAGGCTCCGTTCGATATACCATCCGCCGGCACCTTGGAATCCATGATCCCAGATACGTACGAAAGGAACATCTTCTCCTGTAGGGGCTGGAAGAAAGCGAATAACTGCATAACCGTTGCCGGCCTTGTCCACGTCTGGCTTCCAGAACCTGTCGTCGTCTTTGTTACCACCTTCCTGATTGGGATTCTGGCTGAGCTTAGAAAGTTCGCTGGTTAGCTTATCGAAAGACGACTTACGATTCTGCTTGAGTGCTTCAAAATTAATAGTCATGTATATTCTCCGTTGTATGATGTATGACGATGTATATCGTAGTATTAATAGTATAGTATGTTTTATGACAAGTCAAGAAAATTTGTTTCTCAAAATGTCACAGTATTTAGTCTTTTCATATTCCATGAAAGGCCTAAATTTCTTGCAGTTCATAGCAATAGCTGGCCATAGAACTGGATCAGATATCTTCTTGTTCCAGGATCCAAAGAAACGCACACAATCTTGAATAATAATAAAAGTTTCTTTGGTTATCTTTTTACGAGTAAGAAGTTTTAGTAGATGAGGATAATCACCTTCTTCTACTTTGAAGTTAGCATCAAAATCTTCCAAAAGATTATCAATATCAGACTGGAAGATATATGTTAGAGATTGTTTTCTACGCAGAAACTCGTTATATATAAGTTCTTTATCTAATCCAAAAAGGTCTCCAACCCATACTTTTTTACCTTCTGAAAAGTTAGCAACTAAAAAATTTAGAGGATCTTCATGCTTGGATAATTTATAGAACATATATTTGTCTTTACGAGCTTCAAATGTATGTTCTGATGTGTTCACTTTACCATTATATTTAAAATAATCATAAGAGTCAGTCGTAAAGTGATTCTTTACAGCTGAATAAAGTTGATAAGCTTCGAATGGTTTCATATTGGTAGTCGTGCTGTCTTTCTCATAAGATTAAGTTCTTCGGCTTCATATTGTATTTTAGATTTTAATACTGTGCTTTGTTTGATCATCGAAGCCGCAGTTTCTACTTCTAAATTGTTAATTTCACAATAATAAATTACAGCATCAAAAAAACTAATATTTTTATCTGCCACTAACTGTGCAATTTCTTTAACAAAATCCGATGATGTTTTGATGTTAGTTAACTGCATTAAGTTCCTCTTTAAAAAGAGGGTGTGAAATACACCCTCTCTGTTATATATTATAAGATCTATTACTTATTGTCAACGAAACTCTTGAGATCTTCTGCTAATAGCAAGATGTCAGATTTGGTTGGATATCCCAGTCGTGAGATCACAGTCTCACGTTCTGCCTGATCGAAGATCTCACGAGCTCGTTCTAGATCAGCATAGTACTGACCTGTGAGTTGGCTCTGTGCAAAATTCAATAGATCGAGGCGGATCTCGTATGGTGTCTTGGTCATGTTATAGTCTCCTGTTGTGTGTTGATTGTGTATGAGAATATTTTGTTGAGTTATTCTCTTAACTCACTTGGCAATCTTTTCGTATTCGTTATTGATCTCTTCTTGTAGATACCACATGGCTTTATGCAGGTCTTCGATCCTCTTAGAAGGATCCTTCTTTCCTGCACGAGCAATATATTTAATCGTATTTCCTAGCGAAAATCCCAATTCCCAAGCCCTTATCACTTTGATTGCTTCATAAGGATTTTCCTTGCCGCCGTAGTGTTCAGGATGATTGACAGTCTCTTTCTTGTTGGCAATCTTCGAAAACAAACTAACATTAGGTTCGGGTTGTTCTTTATTTTCTTCGTTAGGAGGGTTCCTATTCAATGTAAATGCCATCATTTCCTCAAAAAGTTTATATAACCCATATATCATATTCACTCCAAATATTAGGTGAGCCCGTTGTTTGATAGGGTGGAGCTCATACCCCAGACTCAATTCTTAAGCAGCAATTTTCATTGCAGAATAAGGAACGTTGTCATTAGATGCAGTTCTTGCATTTAGTTTTTTTGCTTCTGTCTCTTTAGATTTTTATTACCTGCAATCGATCCTAAATTCAGCCCCATCATAAAGACTTCTTATGGAAGTTTAAGCCAGGATTTACTGCCTTTTTTCCTTGACCTCTAATCCAACCTTCAGGAGGAGATTGATCAGAACTAAAACACTTTTTTTCAACAAGATTATCAGGATTATGGTACCATTTAGTACCACTAGTTCCTTTTGGCTTAGGTGAAACTTTCCAGTTGTACTTCTTTCCTTTGTTTGTAGGCCTAGAAGCATTTCCTTTTTTCCCAGCTTCGCTTAACAATTTAAATACAAGTTCTTCACTTGTCATTAATTTTGCTAATCCTTGCCAAGCCAAATGATCTTGCCATCGACCATATTGTTCCCAAAGTTTTTTATGAGCTTCTGCATGTTCTTCAATAGTAAGCTCTGTTAAATTTTCAGGATCATCATTCCCACCCATATGTTTAGGAATGATATGATGTAAGTGTTTCATTTTATTTCTCCTTCGATTCTATTTATAAAATAGGATCGTTAGAGAAGTCTTTATGGTGGAGCTGGGGGGATTTGCACCCCCGTCTTACAAGTTTATTCTACCTATGTCAACGACATCAGCATAGTATTTATAGTAGTGTATTATACGTTATATGTCAACCTATATTTTTCACGAACTTCTAACAATTTATCTACATAATGATTTCTTCTATCTTCGAATACTTGAACTTCATCATCGTCTACTGATATGATGATCACTATCTTGCTAACAGGAATACCTGTGCGTTCTTCGTACATGATTGCATATGCTGCTGCCTGGCAGAAGTAGTTTGTGATGTATTCTCGATTCTTGGGTTTCTTTGCTGTCTTGAAGTCGATGATAGAAAGCATGCCTTTAAACTCAGCAACACAATCGACTGTACCAGCCATCTTGAGATAGTCAGAGTACAATCTGGCTTCTTGCATATGGATGTTATCTATATGATCATCAATAACAGTCTTTAGTTTTTCAAAGTTGAAAGCATCATTATAATCATATTTGGTATGATCTATATCTGATCCATTAATATAATCTTCACACAGCTGATGTATTCGTGTGCCACGTTTAGAAGCAGTTGAGCTTATCTTGTTTGCTTCTTCTTCACCAACACGTGCTCTCCATGCTTTAATTGCATCAGCACCCATCAATCCTGTTACACTAGTAACAGAAGGGTAAAGAACTCCGGCAGGAGTCTTGTAGTACCTGCCGGAGTCAGTATTGACTTGTTCTAATGATTCACCAAGTACATGCTCACTATTTTCGTAATAAGGTTTCTTAGTGAAATGCTTTCGATTGTTCAGTAAAGTTTGAAGCATTTACAGGCACGATTCTAAGTTTAGGTGTTTCATATTGTGCTTTCTTAATAATAAAGTCTTTGACCAATCCTGATCTCACGATGTCTTGTTCTTCAAATTCAATACATGAGAAGTATTTGGTCATCTTGTTTAAGATGGTCATGAA